GAGAACGATCAGAAATACCGTTGCCAGTCTCTTCATTACTTGCCTCCTTTGGCAATACGCTCACGCTCCTCAAGCAGACGAACTTTGACTTGTAGTTCGTTGATGTGTGTCATCAACTGCTCTTTCTGAATAGCGCGTCGTTCGGCGCTGATTGGGCTGTCAGTGGGCGTACCTTCCTTCGTAATCAAAGCTGGCATCTGCCCTTCAATCTTCGTGAGCCGTTCAGAGAAAGATGCGACCTGACCTAAAAGCCAAGCAAGTGCAGCCACTACGATGGGGATGACAGCCTTAAGAACGTCTGACCAAGCCATTTAAAACTCCTGATCCGGGTCCGGCCCTTGATTGTTAAAAAACATGAGCTTTTTCAACGTATACGCATAATTACAATTACATTCACCACCGCTTAGCGCAGCACATGCTTCGCCTTCTGCCGGGTTTTCGTAATGCGTAATACCCCAAGCTGGATGCGGTGTGTTTTCCATTTATGACCCCGTTGGGAAACTTTGCGGTGTTGCACCATTGCTTCCCCATAAGATTTTCAATGCGCCGTTTGCACCTGAAGCGCCAGCATATCCAGTCCCACCTTTTGACGCCCCGCCGCCACCGGCACCATAGTCCCCGCCAAGACCCCCAGAACTAGCCGAAGTTCCTGCGGTACCTGTAGAACCAGACGATCCCCCGCCACCTCCTGCGGCATTACCTGCTGTAAACACACCTCCTGTACCGCTTGTTCCTGTGCCAGCAACTGCAACCCCGCCACCACCGCCACCTCTTACAACATAAGATCCCGCACCACCGCCACCGCCGCCACCAGAACCATTCGTGCCTGTTGTGTTGAAATCAATCTTGCTATTTACCCAACGGCCCGTATTACCCGACATAGGAAATACACCTTTGTTATACAGCACCCCGTATACAGGATCGCCTACAAAATTTACAGGTGGAAGGATGCCCCAAAGAAGGTCAGGTATAACCCCTGTCGTTACGGTCGTCCAGGTAACACCGTCATCAGTACTTTTGATGATGGTCCCATTAGCACCTATAAAATAAAAAGCCCCGTTGTAGTAAGTACCGCGATATAACGATGAAGACGTTCCAGAGGTTTGGGTAGTCCAAGTGGTGTAGTTGGAACTTTGTGTGCTTCTCAAAATGGTTCCATTAGTGCCACCAACAATTGCCGTGCCACTACCTGTATTGCTGTTATAGGCACATGCAAATAGGTTTTCTGTAGTCCCAGAGGTGCATAAAACAAAAGCTATCGACGGATATGTCCTCATTAAAAGGATGGTTCCATTGACACCTACATTTAGAATAACGTTGGAGTAGGAAAGATCAAATAGGCGTACATTACCCAATAAAATTTCCGATGTTCCTGTCGTCCCCGGCCCATAAGTAGCCCAACTGTTGTAATTGCTTGGCGTTGTGTTGTAGAGAACGGTTCCGTTACCGCAAGCCCCCCACACAGTTCCCGATCCGGCTGAAGTATCTACAATCCCAAAAATATTTTCAGAAATTCCAGTTGATGGAGCAATCCATGTTGAGCCGTCGTAATAACGAAGATTTCCTGCTGTACCCACCGCTATCAACGGAGCGGCAGATATGTAATTCCTCATAATGTAGGTAAATGTATTACTGCCACTAAGTGTCGTTTCCGTAGTAAAAGACGAAAAGTTATAAGTTTTACGGATATTTGGGCCATCGCAATAATAAAGATCCAGGCCATAGGATGCCAACATCCTTTCTTGGTATGAGA